TGTTCTTCATCTTTGGTTCGAAATTGGTATAAAACATATCGTTAAATTCTAATACTTCTGCCATGTTGTTTTTCTCCTATTATACTAATAAATATATAGTTTTTTTATTTTTAATTTAATTATGCCGTAAAACTAGCTCCAGTTGGTAAGATGTTGAAATCTAACACGATGAATTCAGCAGTTTTAGTTGGTTGTAAGAAAATCTGTCCAGCCAATATATTTCTGTCGATTACATCTGGTGTGTTGTTACTTTCGTCCATCACTACTCTGAATGCATATAATCCTTGTCTTTGTTGTATTCCTTCTAAATACGGATTCACAGTATTTAAGAACTTACCTCTCGTTTGAGATGTGTTTTGTTCGAATACTAAGTATCTCGATGTTGAAGCAATATACTTCTTAACTTTAATCATCAATCTTCTAACATTGATTCTATCAAGTGCCGATGCCTTATCTTGAAGAGTTTTTTGTCCAAATGCTACGATACCTTCTCCAGGGAACTGAGCGATTGGATTAATTTTTCCTTCATATAGTTCATCTCTTTCAGCGTGTGTTAATCTGTTTAGTACAGATATAGCACCTACTATACCACCTCTGTTTAACCCAGCTGGTGCGAACCATTCAGCAGCAACTGCATCGTTAGAAGCGTATATTCCAGGCATCAATACTGATGGTGGAACTGAAATTAACTTGTTAGTTCTTGAATCAATTGTTTTAACCCATGGGTAGTATGTACCTACATAGTTAGAATCAATTGCAATACCTTGTTCGATTGCTTGTGATATTGAATCACCTGCACCTACTACATCACCAATAAAGAATGCATCTTCTCTAGCCTCTACCATATCAATCACTTTATCAAATACATAAGAGTGATGTCTACGAACAATACCAGGTACAGATACTAAGTTAATATCAAAGTCATCTGGATTAGATACTGAGTTAATTCCTTTAACATATCCAACTGAACCACTTGATGTAGAAGTTGATAAGTTAAATCCTTGTGAGTTACCACTTGATATAGAAGTTCCTAAGTCGATAGATATTGTTGGATTACATCCATCAAATCCACCTTGGAAACCTACTGTAAATTGTCTTTTATTTATATCAGCTGATAGTGAACCTGTAAGTTCATATCCATATGCCTTAGTTCCTCCAACTACACTTACTGTTCCATCAAATGCGAATACAGTATTTCCACCTTGTGTTGCGGATGCTGGTAAAGGAGCTAAATAATTATTGTTGTCTATCTTAACTTGTGTTGTTTCTAAATCGATACCACTAAATGATACAGATTTTGAAGAATTGTTAGCATCAGAACCAGTATTAAATAATACAGATGGTATAGATGATTCACCAAATCCATGAGAACCTTCATTACCAACTAAAACTGGATTGTAATACTTATCGTGTGCAAATGGTCCAGCAACTATTGGGAAACTACCTTCTGTAACACATTCTACTCTTACGAATTTAGAACGATTAGGGTAATCACCATTTTCAGTTTGTTTTCCAAGTGAATCAATAGATAAGTTTCTATCACCAATTACTTTTTTGATGTAATTAGGAGATGCTGGGTCTAAGTTTAAGTTATTAAATGTTTCTAATACTGTTTTTCTTTTATCAGTATCATCACCTTTTCTAATCATTAATGAGAAGGTAGCGTAATCGGTTGCATTTGATGAACCTGCTGCTTTTACATTAAATACAGATACTTTGTACTCACCATTATAGATAGTACCATCTCCAAGAGAATGTATTTTGAAAAGATTATGTCTTTCACCAGATACTAACTGAGATTGTATCCAAGGAGTGGATGCATGTTGTACATCTGTTGAAAAGTCTTGATCTGATAATGAGATAAGAGATATTTGTTCTTGTCCATTTGTGATAGCATCAGCTGATGCCTTTTCAAAATAGTTATAAACATATCCATCTTTAGTTCCTCGTGGATTAACACCAAAAACATCACCTATATCATTTCCATCTGTTGGATTGATAGAAGCGGATATTCCAGATTCTCCTACAAGTGTTATCTCAAATTTAGATGCCGATACTGATGCACCTATTGTTGAACCTGCTAGTGTTCCACTACCATTATGTGTTTCAAAAATAGTTCCTACTATTTTTGTTCCAGAAACAGAACCACTACTTACTATTCCTATTGGTTTTGTTTGTGTATAACCACCAGTATGACCCACACGAACAATAGTTACTGTTCCTGCTTCTCTTAGGTAGTTTTGTACGGTATATCCTGTATAGTAAGAACCATCAGGTGTACCGAATATTTCTTCGAATTCGGATTGTGTATTTACTACGGTTGGTAAGAATGCTGGGCCCTTTTTGAAAGGTCCTATTACAGCTGCTCCTATTTCACCGATTCCTTGGGATAAGAAAGAAAGGTCATTCTCTCTCGTAAATACTCCAGGTGATACAATTTTTTCTGCCATTTTATTTTACTCCTTGTTATATTGTGTTGAATAATAATACTCTACTATAAGTATAAATAACTTTTCCTAAAATATAATTTATACCTCAGGTTGTTCTAAAACTTCTTCTTTTTGTTCTGAAGGAGTGAAAACATTGGTGTTTGGGTCGTAATTTCCATCACCATATTTCTCATTCAATCCTTTGAACATATTTTGTTCTTTTTCTACTAATGCAGAATGTTGATTATGTAAATCTTGTTCTACTACTTCGATTTCTTCAATTCTTCTTTTCTTTTCGATTTGAAGTTGTCCTAATTTTGTAAAGAGATTAGCAACATCTTGTCTTAGTTGTGCTACTTCTCCTGTTTCTTCTTTCGTAAACTTAATTGCTTTCGCCATCTTTTTTTTATTTATTTGAATTGTTACTTAATATATATAAATATATAGATTTTTCTGAAACGTAAAAATATTTCTAACTAACTGTAAAACTAAGTGTACTACTGTAATCACTTAGTAATCCATTCGAGTTATATTGTCTTACTCTTGCATATCTTGTTCCAGTACCTATATCAAATGTTCCACCATCAGTAGTCATTACCATAGTAGCTTCAGACCATTGAGTTTGATTAATTTCAAGACTACTAAATCCACTATCAGTTGCAACTTGTACATCATAAACATTAGTTGAAGTATCATTTCTTGTCCAAGCTAATGTTTTTGTTCCATTAGTCCATGTAGGTGTATCAGGTGCATCACCTGCAGTTTCATCTGTATGAGAATTTCCACCTTTGTTGTGAGTTATATACCCATTAACTAAATATGTATCATTTGTTTCAACATCAATTGAAACTATTTCAGATGTTTTAGTTATAACATCAACTGAAGTAATATCTACCTCAGTAATAACTCCATCTATTTCTCTAATTAGTTTATCATCTGTTGATATGTTAAACATTTCTAAAAATCTATACTTTCCATCAGTTGCATCTTTTACTAACATTGGATGTTCACCAGTTGCAGTTACTTGACCACCATTAATATCATAATGTCTATTTGAGAATGAATAAATTAAACTTGTTACACTAACATCTTGTGCTGTTGTGGATAAAGTATCAACCGACCAATCTAAAAATTGTGATTCATCTTCACCTAATGTGTTTATTGCAAATCCTCTTAATACATCTCCTTCTTCTAAATCACCAACTTCTATAATAGTTCCATCAGATAAAGTTACTTCTGAATCTATTGTTAAACATAAAGATGTTGAATTACCA